GTACGTTTACGTTTGATGTTGATTGATCACTGTTGTCAGGGTCTTGAGAAATATCAATAGCCTGTAATACAAAAGTAGACGAAGAGTCTGCTGTTGATACATCTAATGCATTTCTTGAACTGCCTGAAGCAGTGTCGCCAGTTCCAACTGCGATTTTGTAGTTAGCAAATAAGTCAGAATTCGCAAAAGTTTCATCTGCCTTAATTTCATAAACCACATTTGGATCGTCGATCACGTTCGCAATAATATCGTTAGCACTTACAGTACCAGGATAATAATTTTTGAACGTAGGTTTTTGAGTTGTCGGGTCTGTATAGAAGACACCATTAAAAACTCCAACAACAGGGTTAGTAGTTGCACCTGCAACAATGATAGTACCATTGTCACTTGCAGCAACTAAATCGCCTTGGAATATTGCTGAACCGTAGTTCTTTAATATTCTGTATCTGTTTTGTGAGTTATTAAACGGTGTACCACCTAACATTCTCGAAGGTCTTAAACCAAAATTACCGCTTTGATTAGCCATAATTGTTACTCCTTAGTTAGTTAGTTGTTAGTTTAATAACCCGATGGCCTTTTCTAAAAAATTACTTTTTAGATCCACCACCGAAGGTTACACGAGATTGTCTATCAATATTGATAGGCATCTCTGGTCGTTGTTCCTTCATGAGGTCATGATCCACGGCATCCATTTGTCCTTTAGTTTTATCTCTAAAGTATTCTTTCCGTGAGTCGACAATCTCTTCTGGTATCCTAGCCAACAATAGGCCACCAACCCCGATTATACCTGCGTATCTACCTTCTTGATAAGATGGATAATCATTAGGACCGATTTGTTTTTCTAACTCATCAGCTCTAACAAGTTCCCATCCCTCTCTAAGTTTTTTGGACATGTTTGCTGTGTCCTCAAAACCCATCGAAGTAGCTCTTAGCCAACGATGGACGAATCCAGCTGGCGGCGGAGGCGCATCTAGACTTGATGGAGGAGTCCAAGGTTTTTTTCGAGTATCTTTTGCTCGAACCTCTGACTCGCGCGATAACGTCTTTATTTCATTTGTCATATTTAGCTCCTTTTATTTTACGTATTTCGCGTATTCTTCTGGTGGCACCCCTAATTTTTTAGAAATAGCTAACTGTGACTTGGTGAGTTTCACAGTTCGGCGTCCCGATTGATTACGCTGTGCGGAAGCAACGGTTTGGACGGGTTTCCTTTGCTCCGTAGTTGGTTGTTTTTCTTCAACCGCAAAACGACTAGGAAAATATTCTCTTAATCGTTTATTTAGTTCATTATAGTACTCATCACTGTCTCCCGCAATACCCTCAGCCTTAATTTTTTTATCTAAGGCTAAAGCTGCGTCCGTCATAACTTCATCATCACCAAACCACGTATTTTTCTCTGCCCAAGCTTGTGCTTCTGGAGAAGGTTTTACGGGTTGATTTGTAAAGTTCTGAGTTTGTGCTGAACTTTCTAGTTGAGAAACTTGTTGAGATGCTTTTTGCTGTTCTAGCTGTTGTTCTCTCATCATTTTTGCATTGGTCATTCGCTCTTTTTCAATATTAATAGAGATTAACCTCTGGTTTGCTTTTGCAATTTCCGCTGAATCTTGAGATTCAATAGCTTTTTGCAAATGAGATTGAGCTGATGCTTCATCAGCAGTAACTCTAGCTTCAAATTCCCTTAAATAGTTTTCTTCTACTTTAGGAAATCTTTTTTGAACATCTTCAAATTGTTTTTGCAAACCTTTAGCGTATTGAAGAGCTGCTTTTTCTCTTCTTTCAGCTTCTCTTCTTTTTCTTGTTAGTTCGTTAATACGATCTTGATAAGTATTTGCAGTTTTTTGAAGATTATCTTTTTTCTCTTCAGGTTGTTCTGATGTTTCTTCAGCTTCAACCACTTCAATTTTATCATTTTGGTTTGCGTTAACTTCAGTCCCTTCTGGGATAACTTCATCTGAAGGTAATTTTATTTTATCTTCTTCTTTTGGTTTTTCTTCAAAAGAAATTTCTTTATCTTCAAAGCCGTCGGTATCTAACTCAACTTCTTTTTCTGATGGTTTTAGTATTTCTGTTTCTGACATTGTATAGCTCCTTAGTCATGTTAGTATGTATGTAAGACATCCTCTGGATTGTCTACGGTTGCAATGATTTCATCATCGTTTAGAATACGCACTTCACCGCCTTCAATTTTGAAACGGCTACCAGCATATCTTCCAAAAATAATCCAGTCGTTAGTTTTACACCATGGACCACTTGGAAATTTTTCTTTATCCTTGTAACAAAGGTCACCTTGTTTCAAAACTAAACCTACTACGGTTGTCATTTGAATTCTTTCCTGTGTTACATCTGAATAAATAATTCCGCCCTTTGTTTTTTGGGGACCAGAATAAGGTAGTACTAACATTCTCCAACCAGTTGGTTGAGGAAGTTTTTCTAATGTAGATTTGTCGATTGAGTTTTTGTCAAGATAAAGTTTTTCAACTTTTTCTTTTTCTTTGTACGCGTTTAACAATCCCTCTTTTTTTGAAGGGATCTCGCTCGTTGCCGAGTTAGTCATATTATAGCTCCTGTTTTTTTAGCAGGTCCCGAAGGTCCTGAAGCAGATCATTTATTGATCTGATTTGTCCTATTATATATTGATATTGATCCCATGTGTCAACACCAAAAATAACTTTAGATTCTAGAACTTCTTTTTTCTCTTTTAACTTCTTTTCAATGTATTTAACTGTATCTATGTCCATTACTTACGTCGCATAATATCAGCACCTTTAAGTCCATAAATTGCTGATACAACACCAATAAAAATCGCTTGATACCAGTAAGGTAAATTTTGAAAATGATCAAAGAAGAGAGTCAATTTACGATGAATTTCTGGATCGTCAGAAAAAACAGACCAACCCAGTAACAAGATAGGAAGAGATATGAGAATAAGGACAAACTCATCTTTGTATCCATTGTCATTACTTTCAATAATCTTTGCTTTGTACTCAAGTTGTCCTTTCGCCATCTTCTCAGCATGTAATGCTTGAGCATCTGACATTAACATTTTAGTTTTTTGTTTATTTTGATAAATGTGTGAAGCCGTCTTAACACCCATTGATAATAATTTCAACCACATTATTTGACTCCTGTGAATTTAAATCCTTTGATCGCTGCGCCTTGGCCTCTGATGCCGTCTGGTCGGTGAGGACAAACCATACCGCCTTTTTTCATTCCTTGTGGATTAGGTCCTCTTTTTGGTGGAGGTCCTGATTTAACACCACCTGATAAACCCCCTCGTTTTAATTCAAAAGCAAATTTTCTTGGTGTAACTTTTTGTAGTGGAATAGGAACAGTTGGTTTAACTGCTACTTGAGGTAAAATCATCGGATCTTTTCTCTGACCACCATCACCACCATCTCTTGTCATTGTTGGTGTAGTTCTTCTAGCTGTAGTTAACATCTCACCACCAAGAACATCTTCTTTTTTTTGTTCTTTTAAATTTTTAGCATTATAAAAACCTTGAATCATCTTATTTGCAAGGTATGTTGTAGGACCGATAACCGGTAATTGTGGAGGGCTTTTTCTAGCGGTTACGGTTGTTTTAGTTGGAGGTGTACTTCTACCTCCACCAGTACTAGTTGGACTACTGCCTCTTTCTCCAAATTGACTAGTGTCTTTATCGAATCCTCCCGCGCCGCCTGTATCTCCTGGTCCTGGTGCTCCAGAGCTAGCGCCCATGTCAGCTCCACCACCTCTAAGTTTTTTAACTTTTAGTTTTTTTCTTTTTTTCGACATTTTTAATTGTACCTTTGTTTTTCGAAGCATAAAAGACCTGTTCAGCCTTTTTTCCGTACTGTTTTTTCATGGATTTCATAATTTTTTTGCCTTTTGGGTTTAATGGCATTAGTTACCTCGCTGTTTTATCTGTTCTTCTTGCAATTCTAGACGTTTTCTTTGAATTTCTTCGTTCAAAGTCTGTTTGTCTTCGTCTAAAGTCTGTTTTGCACCAAATTTTGTTGCATCAAACTCCATTTTTTCTTGTTGTTCTTGCATTTTACGTTGTAGATCCATTGCTCGAAGGTCAATTTCTTGTTGTTTTAACTGAACAAGCGGGTCTTGGTTAGCTTGAGCATAGAATTGACGCTCCATTTGAGCCAAACTTTGTGTTTCCATTGCAATTTGCTCTGAAACTTTTGATTCAAACAAGATTGAGAACTCTTCTGGCTTCTCCATTTGCAATCTTTTCATCTCTTCATCAGAAGTCATCTCTGCAAACACACGATTTTTAACTTTTAAACCCACGTGTTCCATTAAATGTCCTTGAAGCAAGGCATACACTTGTGGATTAATCTGTACCATTCTTGATTGCATGAAAGCCATGTGTGCATTTAAGTGTGCATCATGGTTCTGTTCTGGAAATGCTTTTGGTAAAGTCATTCTTAATGCGTTTGCATTCTCTTGAGCAGGGTCGAGGGGTTTCGGAGGCTCAGGAGCCGGTTGTAATATTGCTGGAATATTTTTAACCCCTAATGATTCATACATTCTTCTGTATGCTTCATGTAAATTATGAATTTGTGGATTTGATTGAGCAAGTTGCAGCTCAGTCTGTGCCATTTGTATTCTTTGTGCCATTGAGAAGATGTTAGGATCCGCAACAGGAATAATATCGACTTTGTCATCAAAATCTTGAAGCTTAATACTTCTTGATGCACCATAGACATCATATGGATATTCTGGTGGTAAATAACTTGCAAATACATTTGCTAATAATTTAAACTCATTTTTTTGTGCGTAGTAACATCGTTTGTGAATTGCAGACATTACCCGTGAACCTCTTTCCAGCAACGCAATTGTTGTTCCAACCGCTGCAGTTTGATTCGCATCCCCAACTTGCATGTCAGCGATCATCGCAAACCGTTTACCAGCATCTACACAATAGCCTAAGAGTTGGTATAACGTTGCACTTGGTTCGGCGAACGGTAACAATTGAAACTGGTCTTTGATGTTTCCTCCAGGAGCATCTACATCTCTAAACTCTCCTGGTTGTAGGGGTTCTGCATCATCCCTAATTCTTAATCCTCTAGACTTAAATCCAGCAGGTAAATTTTTTAAGGTGGCTGCATCCAACAGTTGTCGGAGTGCGGAGGTCGCTGCACGGGACAGTCCACCGATCATATGGATCAAACCAAATCCATAGAAACCTAATCCTGGTAAAAATTTATAATGAACAAAATATTGTTTCTTTCTTTTTAACTCATCCTCTTCTTTGTAGTTTCTGTAAATAGACAA